GCAGATCCTCAAGGCACTAACGGACAGTTTAAGATTGATGGTAACGACAGTGGTGCAATCACATTCAACAACGCATACAAGTTTCCAACTAGTGATGGTAGTGCCAATCAAATATTGCAAACAAATGGTTCAGGAGTTTTAAGTTTTACAGGTTCTCCAACATTTACAGGACTAACAGTTGATACAAACACACTCTACGTTGATTCTTCAAATAATAGAGTCGGTATTGGAACAGCAAGTCCAGCATACCAAGTAGAAATAGAAAACACCAGTGCAAACGCACTATTGGTGTTAGATAGAACAGACGGTGCTTCTACTTTCATTGAAGGTGGTGCCACTGATTCGGTGATTGGTTCTGTTGGCGCCAATGATGTAAAAATAGCCTACAATAGTGTTCCAGTAGTCACATTTGGATCAGGTGGTGATATTACAACATCAGGTACTGTAACTGCAAATCTTTTTGATGGTACAGCAACATCAGCTAGATATGCTGACTTGGCAGAGAACTATGTTGCAGACGCTCAGTACGAACCAGGTACAGTTTTAATATTTGGTGGTCAACACGAAGTAACAGCCAGCAGACAACCAGACAGCAACAAGATTGCTGGAGTAGTTTCTACAGCACCAGGTGTATTAATGAACAAAGACTGCGAAGGTGAATACGTAGTAGCCCTTGCGTTCACTGGACGAGTACCTACAAAAGTTAAAGGTACTATTAGCAAAGGCGACATGATGGTAAGCAGTAACATTGAAGGTGTTGCTGTAGCAAGTGACAATCCTGCAATAGGAACAGTTATAGGAAAGGCATTAGAAAACTACGACAGTGAGGAAGTTGGTGTTATTGAAGTTGTTGTAGGAAGACTCTAATGCAAAAACTTTATCGCACAGACTACGAAGGTGAGTTTATAATTGATGGATACGTCTTAAAAGAAGGCAGACGTTACGAAAACAGAGAGTTTATACCCAACACCATAGTAAACAATCAGCACACAGGCAGAGCTGTGGTCATAGGCAACGGCACTTCTAGACTAGCAGTAGACTTACGAAAGATAGAACGTCATGCTGGCGGACACCTAGGTAAAAGACGCTTACAAAGTTACGGCTGTAATGCACTATACAGAGACATGAATCCAGAATTTCTTGTGTCTACCAATAATTTTATGGTCAATGAAATTGTTAGAAGTGGATATGCAGATAAGCACATTGTTATGTCAAACAGTAACAACTGCATTAACCATCCAGGCAAAGTACATCTCATACCATATGCAATTAATTTGTGTGCCGGCGCAACAGCACTCTATCTAGCATGCTTCGACGGACACAAGACTGTGTATATTTTAGGTTTTGACAACCAAGACGGCGACATTAATAACAATGTATATGCAGGAACAACCAACTACGCAGACAAAGAGCATAAAGTCAGTAGCAAAAAGTGGGAAGGACAAACCAAACGTATTATTGATACATACGATGATGTAGATTTTGTCTGGATTACGGGTGGTCGTTCACGATTTCCTGAACAGTGGAAGCATTGTGTAAATTTGCGTGAGATAACTGTGCGAGACTTTTCGTTAGAAGTGGACTTATAAAACTTTATCCATAGTATCTAACTTTCCCTTTACGACCTCAAAGTTAAATGTTTTCCAAACGCCAGGGTGTAGTGGTCTCGGGTGATCTTCTAAGTATACCCAACAATAACCTTTATGTTCTTCATTTAATACAGGAGTAAATTCTCTGTCTACAGTTAAGAGTACTGTGTGGTATACAAACTTTTTATCTTCGCTGGTAAACGTTTCAATAGGTATAAATTTTTCGTACAGTAACTCGCTACCTAGTTCTTCTTCACATTCACGTTCTAATGCTTGTAGAGTAGACTCCCCTTTCTCAAACTTACCACCAGGAAGTCCCCAAGTGTTGCCGTAACTACACTTGTCTCTCAACAAAAATAAGTATCTTCCAGTTTTATTTGATCTTATTAATGCACCACAACTGTTTATAATGCGAGGCTCCAATAGCCCTCCTTGTATTGACCTTCATAAGACCTAACCCATGCAGAGCCAGTCCACTTATATTGATAATTTGTATTTAAGTTGCTAACATAGTGAGTGCCTGTTTGTGTACTAGCATCAAAACTAACACGCCACATGTCACCATCGTACTCTATAATATCGTTACTATCTGCTATAAGATCATCTGTGCTGGAATCTGGTAGTAATCCTTTCCAAGCATCAGCACCGTCTACATTATTTGAGTTGCCAATTGGATTAGTTAATAAGTATCTTGTTCCTGCTGTAGGCGTACTTAGCCCGCTATTAGGACCTACTCTGTCAGGGTCTATAATAGCGTTAACAGGGCGTATGTCGTTTGTAGGTATGGTGTCTTGATCTATTGTAACAAGTAACAAACTCTCGTCTGTGGGGTGTAATGCTACAGTGCCTACAACTTCGGTGCCATCTTCGTCGGTTTCAAGCCTAATTTGACTAACTCCGGGCCTTATTTCCCCAAAAAGGTTAATAAAACTGGGCCAATCTGCTCTAGTGCCTACTTTAGTTACAGTAGTATCCCCTATGTTACTTGTAGACTCTGCGATAGTGTCTTCTAATTTAAGTAGTTGTGCCTGACCATTCAAATACAGCACACCATAGTTTTGTGGGCTTATTCGTTTACGTGTAATTAAATTGCCTACATCTTGGAACAAACTAGGGTCAAACTCGCCTTGCATATCCCATATACCAGTAACAATTCTTTCAATAACACCAAGTTTCTTAACTTTAGCAGGCGCACTAATAAAGATAGGTATTTCAAATGTCAGCGTTGCAAAGTCTATGTTATCATCTATACCTTGTGGTATTGCTCTGTTGGTCCAAAGTGTGTCAATTAAATTTACTGTACTTAAACTTGTCCAGTCGACGTAATTGTCTGTTGATTGTATTTCTAAACTGGGATTAAACAACACTAGCATTTGTTCTAGTAGTTGTAGTTTTTGATCGGTGTTACTTGTCCAAATATCTGCTTTAAGAGTTAACTTGTAAGGCACTGGCATCATACGTTCGATAGTAAATGCATCACCTTGTACGTTTAAGTAACTGTCGGTGTCTGGATCGTACTTACGTTCTCTTACACCAATCTTACTAATAAAGTTTGGTTCCTGTATACGAGCTCTATCATACTGTAACCCATTTATGTAGCAACTAATCATAGGCACATTTGCCATAGTGTTTTCACTGTTACCACGTAGTATTTGTGCACCTTGTCTGTTTACGTCACCGTAACGTACAGGTACTCGTTGTAGTACTCTGGTACCATCTTCATCTTTACCAAACTGTACTTCAAAGTTTGATAAAACTCTTATAAACTGTAGTAAGAATCTACGTATCTGTTCATCGTAAAAAAATGTTTGAGACATTATTCGTTATCTGCCTTTGCTGTAAGTACATCGCTGAGGCCTTGACGCTCATCATAAGTCTTGCCGTCAACAGTTGTATATGTATTAGTGTTATTAACAAATCCACTTCGTTGTGTCTGATTGCTTGCACCTGGTGTAAGACTTGTTCTAACATCGTCCTCAACCTTAACCCAACGTGTTCCGTCGTATCTAAACAAGCGATTTGGTCTGTAGTCTAAACGTAATGCAAAATCTCCCTGTACAGGATTTGTTGGGAATGTAGTACCCGAACTTACTGGGAAGCCATTTGGTGCTAGACCATCGCCAACCAAGTAACCCTGTGTATCACGTCTCGGTGTAACACGAGTCAGGTCTGTGCTATTGATAGCATCGTCGCCTACTAGGCTTGTGTCATCAGTAGTTTTACCCTTAGGATTAAGTGCCTTACCGTTTTCGTCTGTAGGAACAACGTAGAATCTACTTGTGTCGTAACCAGATTCTGGAACTTCTGCTTCTGCCTGTGCGATAATAACATCGTTAATTTCAATATTTTTATTATATTGACTTAGTAACTCTGACAGACTTGTATCAGTACCTTCTGGATTATACTCCTCATCAGTACTTGCATTGATCTTGTCAATGATATCTTTGTATTCTTGACTGTCTACTAGTGGAGTAACTTTACAACGCCATAAATGACTCCACCAACTAGCACTAAACCCTTGTGCGTCCCTAGTTGCATCTTGTACAACATAGTAGCGTTTTAGTGTGGCAGGTATATCCTCGTCAAGTGGATGATAGTCTACTAAGTTTTGGAACTCTAGGACGTCGCCGTTCATGATCTTACGTCCTAGTATATTAATCATTTCGTTGTAGTGGAATGTAATGAATACTGTATCTGTAGCGTTCATTAAACCAAACTGTGTTAGATCAAAGTCCTGACTTGCAGGAGTGTAGACACCACGCATATTGTAGATGCTAGTATCATACTTGCGGTCTCTGTTCTCTAGGAACAAGAAGTCCTGTATGTTTTTTTCACTTTGATTTGTGTATTTTGGCTGAGTTGCGTCTGCTAGGTCGCCAGTCTCTCCACTAGCCGCATTTGGACCCAAATACTTGTGTACATTAATGCCCACACCGCCCACAGTAAACATTTCATTAATGTTTTGATCGAAAAATTTGTAGTCTGCGGTATGCTTACCGTCTTTCCATAAACTAAGTCTGGGCACTATTTTAGTCCTTATTGCTATATTTAGCTGATTGACAACTGGTAGGAGTGGTTGTATACTAATTGATAACTAATACTAAACCGGTGAGGATACTATGGCGTTGAAAGGCAAAACAACCAAACAAAAGAAAGCACACTTAAGGTATACAGAGGAAGAACAATCAAAGTGGACAGAGTCTGAGCGCAGATTAGAATCTCTGAGGATGTACAACCATTTTAATTATGAATATTCTCACAAAGATAATAAAAAGGTTGTACTTAAATGGATGCAAGAGTCAGGAGAATATTCCAAACAACAGATAACTGATGTGAGTTTGGGTCCAGATTCCATGTTACCAACAACTTGCGGCGCAGTTGCAAGAGCATGGGAATCTGGCTGGATATTAGACGCAACCCAACTTAAACATATGAAAGATGGGTTAAAGGAATACTTCGTAAGGTTTAGTAGTACTAGAACAGAAATTAAACAAGAACAAAAGACAGTAAACACAGTCCCACAGTTAACTATACAAGATAGGATCAAACTTAAAATTAATGAACACGTAGGCTATTTTGAGGAAATGCAGGATCAGTTACGTGATAAGACTAAACTAAATCCTAAAGCATTCGAGTATTTTAAAAAAGAAAATGTGCCACAAAATATGCTTAAAGGCATTGCAGAACCGTTTATAGAACGTTTAGCAGAATGGCAAGAAGCCAAAGCAGGTACTTGCGAGGATCTTAAGGAAGGTTACAGTCACTGGCAGGCTAAGGATTATAAGAAATACTTTGAGTTTGTAGAGGCAATACTAGCAGACATTGACGCATACAGTAAAACAAAGAAGGCTGTCAAGGTTGCTAGGGTCAAGAAAGCACCTAACAAACAAAAACAGGTTGCTAAAATGAAATACGCCAAGGACAACACAACATACAAGATTGCAAGTGTTGATCCTGTAACGGTTATAGGTGCTACAGAGCTTTATGTGTTTAATGTTAAGACACGTAAGTTAGGCAAGTATGTTGCTGATACTCACATGGGTGTACTAGGTGTTAAAGGTACAACAATAGTTGGCTACGACACTAATTTAAGTACTCAAAAAACACTACGTAAGCCCGAGAGACAACTGCCAGAGTTTACAGGTAGCAGTAAAGCCGCTAAACGTAAGTTCTTAAACGGTATCAAGAGTGTGGAAATTGCATTAAACGGAAGGATAAACTCAGACACAATTCTGTTGCATGTACAATAAATACATGTAACAGGATTTTAAGATGGCCACACTAATAGAAAAGCGACAAGAAATAGAGAACTATATTAACCTTAGACTAGGTGGTCAAATGGTTGATGTAGAACTAGACAAAGAACACTACGACTTAGCAATTAACAATGCTCTTATACGTTTTAGACAACGTGCTGATAACTCACAAGAAGAGAGTTATTCATTTCTAAGTCTAAATAAAGAGCAACAGGAATATATTCTTCCTAGTGAAGTGCAAGAAGTACGCCAAGTGTTTAGACGTGGTATTGGTAGTGTAACAGGTACTACTGCTAGTCAGTTCGAACCCTTCGCAAGTGGTTACTTAAACACTTATATGTTAGTTGCTGGTAGAGTCGGTGGTTTGCTAAACTATGAATTGTTTACACAATACCAAGAATTAGCAATGAAAATGTTTGGTGGATTTATAAACTTTACATTTGATAGAAGCACAAAAAAACTTACTATTGTGCGTAAGATACCACAAGACGGCGAAGATGTTTTATTGTGGACATACAACTACAAACCTGATATAACAATGCTAAACGACCATATGATTTTTCCCTGGGTGCAAAATTATGCACTAGCATTGTCAAAACACATGCTAGGTGAAGCCAGAGAAAAGTTTGCTCAGATTGCAGGACCACAAGGTGGTACGTCACTAAATGGTGCTAGCCTTAAAGGTGAAGCAAACGCAGAAATGGAACGACTCGAGTTAGAAATACAAAACTACTACGCTGGAAGTACACCAATGTGGTGGGTTACAGGCTAGACTTCAATACGACTTTAGTTTATAATAACTAGATGCAAAAACAAATTATAGGCATCGTGGGACTTATCGGTTCAGGTAAAGACACGATTGCAGACTACTTGGTAAATTTTCATGGTTACAGACGTGACAGTTTTGCTGGCACACTTAAAGATGCTGTTAGCACAATATTTGGTTGGGATAGAGATCTTGTGGAAGGACGTGCGGCTTATGCTCGTCAATGGCGTGAACAAGTTGACGAATGGTGGTCGAAAAGACTAGGCATACCTAACCTTACTCCTAGGTATATATTACAGCAATGGGGCACTGAAGTGGTACGTAAGAGCTTCCATGATGATACCTGGATTGCTAGTCTAGAGAATAAAATACGAAACAGCGAAGACAATTGTGTTGTTACAGACTGTAGGTTTCCTAACGAAATAAAAATGATTAAAGAACTGGGCGGTAAAGTCCTGCGTGTTAAACGTGGAGAAGATCCTGAATGGTACGAAATTGCTGTTGAAGCCAATAAGGGAGATAAGGAAGCATTAGACCTAATGACGAATTATTATAAAGTTCATATTAGTGAATGGGCTTGGGCAGGCGCAGGCTTTGACTATACTGTGCTAAACAACGGTAGCATAGACGAACTATACGAAGTTGTTAGAAGTCTGGCAGTACGCCACTAGGCTTCCAGCCTAGTTTCATATCACTTACTTCAACACCACAGTTTAGACATACACTAACAAGATTACTTTTGTTATTGTTTCCTAAATCTCCATCCACATGCCAGACCATAATCTGTGCTTTGGTCTTAGACTTAAATCCACATTTTTCACAAATACTTTTTTTCTTATACCCCGCTCTATGCCAAGCAGGTATTTTTAATGGCTCTTTTCTATTACGTCTAATACAAGTATCACACCTTGTTCGATAGTAAATTTTACCCTGTTTTTTGTAGTTTACTGCTACTTGATTTTTGTTACAGGCAGGACATATTCTACGTTGCATACACTTATTTAATAGATACCTTTAAAAGGGCAACTAACAAGGACCATTTTAACTATAATCAATAAATACTACTAATTAACATATTGAGGATTACTACGATGGCATTAATTTCACCTGGAGTAGAAGTAACAGTTACTGATGAGAGTAACTATGCGCCAAACGCCTTGGGATCTATCCCTTTAATTGTATTGGCGACAGCACAGGACAAATTGAATCCCTCTGGCACAACTGCTACAGCAACTACAGCCGCTAACGCTGGTAAGTTGGTAGCCGCAACAAGTCAGAGAGAATTAACAAGCCTATTCGGTACTCCTACATTTTATAAGACAAGTTCAGGAACTCCAATTCATGGTTACGATATCAATGAATATGGTCTAATGACTGCTTATAGTGTATTAGGTGTATCCAATAGAGTTTATTGTATTAGAGCAAACGTGAACACAGCAGAGTTAGTTGGTACAACAGTACGTCCTACTGGAAGTCCTGCTAACGGTACATACTGGTTAGATTTAACAGATTCACTTTGGGGCATCTTTGAATGGAATAGCTCAACACAAGCATTCACAAACAAAGTACCTAGAGTTATTACTAGCACATCTGACCTAACTGGCGGTGTTCCTAAGACTAGTGTTGGTAATATTGGTGACTACGCTGTAATTGCAACTAATACTAACAACCCAGTTTACTATAAGAAGTATGACAATTCTTGGGTACTGGTAGGTAGCACAGGCTGGCAGACAGCACACCCAACAATTGCGGCTACTCAGTCTAACCCAACACTAACAAGCAGTGAATCCATTATTATTAATGGTACAACTATAACATTAACAGGAACAACAGTTGCAAGTTTAGTAAGCGATATCGCTACTAATGTTACTGGTGTTACTGCATACGACTCAAGCGGTATACTTCATATCTTTGCTGATAACACAGCAACATCAGATGGTAGTACAGCAGACGGTGCTATTGCTATTAGTAACGGCACAGGCACACCATTAACAGATTTAGGTATTACAGCAGGAACATATTACAACCCTGACGTACAACAGTCAGCACATACAAGTGTTCCAACCTGGAAGACTAACGATTCTGCACCTAGACCAACAGGCAGTGTATGGAATAAGACAACTACTGCTAACCTAGGCGCAAGTTTTGATGTAAGTTTATATTCTAGTACTACTGATACATTTACAGCAGTTAGTGCACCAGTATATGAAAACGATCAAACAGCAAACAAGAATTTAGATTCTACAGGTGGTGGTAAGAACATTGGTGCTGGTAGTGTTTATGTACAGTATGATGTATTAGAAGATGATTCTTTAACATTTAAATTGTACAAGCGCCAAGCAACTGGAAACACAACTGTAACAGGCAGTGTTGCTAACCCTACATTAACTGGCGGTAACACATTTACTATTCAGCAAAGTGTGGCTAACAGCACAACATTAAGTACTGCACAAACAGTTACACTAAGTGGTACAGATGCGGCTAGTATGGTTAGTGATATTTTAGCATTAGGCTTAAGCAATATTGCCGCAAGTGTTAATAGTTCTGGAAAAATTGTCCTAGAACACACAGGCGGTGGTGTTATTGTATTAAAGAATACATCAGGCACACCTTTAACAACAGCTGGTATTACGTCTGCACTTTCTAACGTAAGAGCAGGTAACAACAGTGACTTAATTGCAAGTAACTGGATAGCATTAACATACACAGCAAGTACAGCGCAACCAAGTGCAGATCCAGTAACTGGAACACTTTGGTACTACAATGCAGTTGATGATGTGGACGTTATGATCCATGATGGTACTAACTGGAAAGGTTATCAGACACTAGCCGCTGACGCTAGGGGTTATGACTTAACAGCAACAGACCCAGAAGGTGTTATTGTAGCCGCTAGTGAGCCAATTCAGCAATCAGATAGTACAGCACTTGTAAATGGTGATCTTTGGTTAGATACAAGCGACTTAGAGAACTACCCAAGAATTTACAGATATGATGCTACTGATGCAGAATGGACACTAATTGATAACAGTGACCAAACATCTGAAAACGGTATCGTGTTTGCAGATGCACGTTGGGACACAGACGGTACAACAAATCCAATTACCGGTGATTTGCCATTAATTACGGATTTGTTAACATCTAACTATACAGACTTAGATGTTCCAAGTGCCGCACTTTATCCACGTGGAACACTTTTGTTCAACACACGTAGAAGTGGTTACAACGTTAAAGAATTTAAAAATGATTACTTTAACGCAGATGCTTTCTCAGGTAGTTTACCAACAATTAAAGATGCATGGGTAAACAAGGCAGGCAACAAGACTGACGGTTCACCTTACATGGGCAGAAAAGCAGTTAGACAAACAGTTGTTGCCGCTATGAAGTCAGCATTAGACAGCAATACAGAGATTAGAGAAGAGCAACAAGTTTATAACTTAATCGCCGCTCCTGGCTACGAAGAGTTAACTTCTAATATGATTAGTCTAAACAATGACAGACGCAATACAGCGTTTATTCTTGCAGACACACCATTTAGATTGGCTCCTAGTGCTACAGAGATCAGTAATTATAACACTAATACTGGTACATGGGCAGGCGAGGGTGCAACAAGCTCTGATCCTTATGTTGGTGTATTTTATCCATCAGCACAAAGTACAGACTTAACAGGTAGCACTATTGTTGTTCCTCCAACACACATGGCATTACGTACAATGATTAGAAGTGACGATGTGAGCTTCCCTTGGTTTGCACCTGCAGGTACAAAACGTGGATTAGTTGACAACGCAACTCAGTTAGGCTACGTGAATGCTTCGACTGGAGAATTTACATTAGCAGGATTAACGGAAGGCGTAAGAGACACACTTTACGAGAACAAAATTAATCCAATTACATTCTTACCAGGCGTTGGTTTATTGGTATACGGTCAGAAGACACGTGATCCAAATGCACCAAGCTCACTTGATAGAATTAATGTAGCAAGACTTGTTGTTTACATGAGAACTAACTTAAACACATTGGCAAAACCGTTTGTGTTTGAACCAAATGACAAGTTAACTAGAGACGAAATCAAGCAGTTGGTTGAGCAGTTATGTAATGACCTAGTAGCAAAGAGGGCATTATTTGACTTCGTAGTTGTGTGTGATGAAACAAACAACACACCAGTTAGGATTGATAGAAACGAACTATACGTAGACGTTGCTATTGAGCCAGTTAAGGCTGCTGAATTTATCTATGTTCCGATTAGATTGAAGAACACAGGTGAAATTTCAGGAACTAGTGTATAATAAAGTACGCATATTATGAGAGCCGCAAGGCTCTCATCTATGCACGTAGTATACTATAAATACTACTAACAAGGAGACAAGGAAATGGCAGTAGCAAGTTTAAACAAATTTACGGTACCTTTAGCTAGTGACCAGTCAGCAAGTTCACAAGGCTTGTTGATGCCAAAGTTAAAGTATCGCTTTCGAGTGAGCTTTGAAAACTTTGGTATTACAACTCCACGTAGTGAATTAACAAAACAAGTTGTAGATTTCGCAAGACCAAGCGTATCACAAGCACGTATGGAAATCCCAATTTACAACTCAAGAGTTTACTTAGGTGGACGCCCAGTATGGGAACCTACAACTGTTAACTTGCGTGATGACGCTCAAGGAAATGTTTCCAAACTAGTTGGCGAACAGATGCAAAAGCAATATGACTTTATGGAACAGTCTAGTGCGGCATCAGGTATCGACTACAAGTTTATTACAAGATGTGAAATATTAGATGGTGGTAATGGCGCATTTGCTCCAAGCACATTAGAGACATGGGAACTATATGGTTGTTTCTTAACCCAAGTTAACTATGGTGATGTAGCATATGGTAGTGATGAGCCAGTACAAATCCAGATGCAAATTAGTTTTGACAACGCAGTACAAACACCACTTGGTGCTGGTATTGGTACCGACGTTGGTAGAACAATTGGTCAGACAATTACAGGTTAATCGTAGTAATACAAGCAGTATAAATTAAGCAGGGTATAAAAACCCTGCTTTTTTTATGGATAAATAATAGTATGGCAAATTTATTATCAGGTGCTTTTCAGAAAGCATTAGGAGCGGCGGGTTCAGTTATTAAGGCAGGCACCGGACTGGATGTAAACGACAGTTTAGGTAAACAATTTAGGAACCTTGCAGAAGCCGCCACTACAGCAGACTATATTAAAGACTTTAAACATGCACAACGTATGTTTGGAGACAACAACATGGTGCTTTCGCCAAAGCACACCGGACTATTTCACGTAAACATTGAATTTAATCCAGCGTTTAACCCTTTTACTAATGAACAACAGATAGAAATAGGTATGTTGGCAAAAAATGTAACACTGCCAGGGTTTAATTACTCTACAGAACAGTTACATGCATATAATAGAAAAGTAAACATACAAACTAAAGTAGACTACAATCCTATTACAATAGAATTTCACGATGATACTGGAAACACAACTAAAGCATTTCATGAACTGTACCTAAGACATTACTATAGAGACATGGATCATGAAAATCCTGTATATGATCCATCTTTAAGCTCGTACGGTAATAGAACAACAGACCAGTGGGGATATACTGGAGCACAGGGAGCATTTATTGTTAGGATTAATGTGTATAGTATGTCACAAAAGCAGTTTACACACTACGTAATAGAAAATCCTCTCATACAAAGTTTTAGTCATGGTAAACACGACTATTCAGGTGAGGGGTTTATGTCTAGTTCTATGGTGGTTATGCCTGAGCAAATAAGATACATCGGTCAAGGTGTTGTTTCATCAGATCAAATTAGAGGATTTGGAACCATACACTACGACAGGACTCCTAGTCCATTGCAGTCACTTGGTGGCAGAGATACTATTATTGGTAAAGGTGGTCTCTTTAATACTATAGGTGGTATTGGTGATCAGATAGCTGATGGCAATTTTGTAGGAGCGGCACTTAATGCATTTAGAGCTCGAGAAACATTTAAGAATGCAGATTTAAAGAAAACCGCATTACGTGATATAACAGGATTAGCTAAGGATGTGCTAAGAGGCAACAACACACAAGGTAAGTTCTTCTTCCCATCAGTTAGTAACTTAGTTGACAAGTTTGGATCAAGTCAGTCTGGCACAGTGCCATCTTCTGAAGCGACGGGAGTACAAGGCGCAAGTGTTGCAAGTAAAAATCAAGCCTCAGGTAATACTAGAGAACAGAGACAAGCAGAACAACAAAATGCAGATACTCAAACAAGTTTAGGACAGCAATCAAATATTAGGACAATCTAATGACTATACCTAGCAATCTACCTAACGTTAAAGCGGAGTCAACACCTAACTATTTTAACAATTATTTTGTTAAACAAGGGTTTGTTACACCAAATCAGTATGATGCTTTATTAGGACTACTAATGAAAAGAACATCAAGTAAGCAAGCCGCAGAACATTTAACTGGTGCAATTATTCAAGGTGCCGCACAGCAAGATACTAACGTTACAGAACTATTCGACGTAATTAAAAAGTCTAATCAAGTTGAAATGGATTCGTTTTTAGCATTTTTCCTTAATAATACAAGGGTAGGTACAAGTTATTTAGGTGTTAAAAATGCTAATAATACTAATCCATATATAACAAGAACTATTTTGGTATGACGAAATATGCACAAGGCAAATTTAAACCCACTAACCCAGACAAATACTTAGGCAGACAACTACCAACATACCGTAGTAGTTGGGAACAACGGTTTATGATGTTTTGCGATACAAATCCTAGTGTACTAAGTTGGGCAAGTGAGCCTGTTAAGATTCCCTACTTCAATCCAGTAAAAAATAAACAAACAATATACGTACCTGACTTCTTAATAGAGTACGTAGACAAAAATAGACGTAACCATAAAGAACTAATCGAAATAAAACCTCGCAATCAAACACTGTTTGAAAAAACACGCAGCCAGCGCAACAAAGTAGCATGGGTAATTAACCAGGCAAAATGGCAAGCCGCTGAAACGTGGTGTAAACAGTACGGAATAGCGTTTCGTATACTTGGCGAAAACGAATTGTTCCATACTGGACACAGTAAATAATAGTATGACAAAAAAATTAGAAGAAATCTTTAACATAGAAAACGAAGAGCCTGTAACAGAGGAGGAGGCTAAACAGTCTATCCCTGTTAAAAAAGACTTTATACAAGAAGTAGATACTGCTATTGATAAAATAGACACAGCACTTCCTAGAGTTAGAGATTTAGATGACACAAGTGACAGAGAACTAGACGACCTAGCAGACTTAGCAACAGAGAAGTTTCAGGATCTTATGGACTTAGGAATGAATGTTGACAGCCGCTTTAGTGGTAATATATTTCAAACAGCAAGCCAATTACTAGGACATGCTATTACTGCTAAACAAGCTAAATTAGATCGTAAGTTAAGGACAGTTGACTTGCAAATTAAGAAGTTACGATTAGACAAGCAAAGTCAGAAAGATGGCACTAACGAAGAGGCTGAAATAGAAGGCAAAGGAGTAGTGCTGGACAGGAATGCATTACTGCAAGAGATCCTCAAAAACAACAAATAAAACTAGCATAATTTGCTAAATACAACACAAGGACTGATGATCATGAAAACATTTACAGAATATTTAACGGAAGCCGCAGACAAGACATATGACTTTAAAATTAAGACATGCTGTGAGCTAGATAAAGACAAGTTAGATGCCATGGAGAATGTACTAAAAGCATACGACATGGTGTCAATGAGCAAGCCTAAAAGATTGCCAATTAAAGAACATCCTGGAGAGTTTCCTAACAAAGGACCTATCGAAGTCCATGTAGTAGAAGCAAGTGTAAAGATGCCTGTTACTCCACCACAAATTAAAGAAATGATGAAACAACGTGCTGGTATTAACGAAGCAGACATTTTAGTATATACTAAAGGACAGGATGAGTCCTATGTTGCTGATCAGGGTGCTGAAGCAGACGGTGCACTACTTGAGAAAGACTTAGAGAAGTCTGACAACAGTGAACACGGCACAGAGAAGTTTAAGAACAGCATGCTAAAAGACCTAGAGTCTAGCATTAAACATGAGTATGCAGATCCTAACACAGAGAAAGGTAAAACTACAAACGACCTTCCAATGGGCGACAAGAGTCCAATGGGATCTACAGCAAATAAAAAGCCAACACCAAAGAGTTCTGCTAGGTAAGTGCAATGGAAGAAAGAAAACTTACTAAAGACGAAATGTCAGACAGAGAAGACTATGTTAAAGGCATGAAGAAAAACAAAAAAGATTTTAAAAAGCGTTACGGTGACGACGCAGAATCCGTAATGTATGCAACAGCAACAAAAATGGCCAAAGAAGGCTTAAACGAAACCGAGGAGAATAGCGTGAGTGACAAGAAAGAAAACGTCCAAGCCGAGGAAAGACAGGAAGACCTTAACTGGCTAGAAGACATTAAAAGACTATCAGGACTAGACAACACATACGAGAACAGTGTAGATGCAATGAAGGAGTATAAAGTTGACGAGTCTGAAGAAAAAACAGAAGAAGTAATCGCTGAAGGACAAAGCCCAGCACAGAAAGCGGCATTTCAAAAGATGCTAGATGCTAAGAAAGGCAAGAAGTCAGACGATGACGTTGAAGAACAAGTAGAAGAAGCAAGTGGTGTAAGAGCAGACACAAAAGGTAAAGTTGATAAGTCAGAAAAGAAACATTACCATTGCAAACTTACAAAAGACAACGAGACCAAAGGTGTTAGAATGGTTGCAGACGAAGGCGAATCAGAAGCCGACGTTAAAGCAAGATGCAAACGTGAGAACATGGGTTGGGAACTTGAAAGCATTAGAAAACTTGATGAGTCACAAGAACAAGTTGACGAGATGATGGGTGCCTTACATCCTGACAACAGAAAGTTAGGACATAAGGTAAATGCAGTACAGAATCAAGTAACACAGATGAAAAAACAACATGAAGATGTTGAAATGGAAGGCAAGAAAAAAGATCATGATGGAGATGGAGACATCGACAGCAATGATTACTTAGCCGCTAGAGACAAGGCTATTAAGGCCGCTATTGCTAAGAAGAAAGGCGACGTTGAAGAAGGACTAGCAGAGCTTGCTGACTTAGTTGCACTTGCTGGATTACAAGGCAAAGTCGAACTAGACGAACTTGCTAACGAGCCAGGACAGGGCACAGAAGAAACATCAACATACAGCGTTTCAGATGTTGTTGACCAAGGTAACGACTTACATGCAAAGTCAAAGCAACACGCAGACAAAGCAAAGTTAGGCGACAACCCAATGGCTACTGAAGAAGTAGACGTAGTTGAAAACAAACTTTGGAAAGCATACCAAGCAGAACTAGAAGGCGTTAAAAAATGAAAAAACTAGCAGAATATTTCGTAGAGTCAGAGCAAGGTTATATTAGACCGCAAGTAGGTGATTCAGTTGACATTGTTGTCAACGAGGAACTTGCTATTGAAGCAGGAGTGTTAGAGTCTACTGAAGATAAACTTGTTTTAGAATATGACGAACGTGGAATATCACTGCTAGAAGGCTTAGATCTAATTGATGAAGAGGTTAACTTAGACGAAGAGCAGACACCAAGTCAAGTTGACGAAGGTAAAGTAAAAGACATGCTTCTTGACATAGAAGAGTTTACTGACAAAGAGTTTCAGGACAAGTACAATATGTCTAAGAATGATGCCAAAGAACAGTTTGACTTAGATGAAGCAAGTTGTGGTATGAAGAAACGTTATGAAGATGCTAGTGCAGAAGAGGAAGATAAGTTTCACACTGAACTAGATAAACTTATGCATAGAACATTTGGACACAGTTCGGACGAACGTGGTGAAAAGATGAAAAAATCTACCCAGGACGCATTCCAAGAACTTAAAGATTACGCTGAAACAAGCGGCGGCATAGACAAGGAAGAGTTTGAGAAAGCGGCTTATCTTGTTAAAGCAATGGGCAAACCACACCTTAAAGATAAAGCAGAAGGCATGCTGGATGATCTTATTGGCAAAATGGACTCGGATCCACGTGACAAAGTAATACAAGTGTTATCACAACACATAGATTTAACTTTCCTAAAAAATCTATTTAAAGAAGATGGCGACGAGAAATTTACCGATAAAGAAATTAAGATGGCTTTTGGTATTTTAAACGATCCTAGATTTAAAAGCGGTAACATGACAGAAATCGTTAGACGTATTGAAGGAATCGCTGATGGACTTAGCGATCATCCTAGCGTTAAAAAAGCAATACAGCGTACAAACGAAGATATCACTAACGAAGGTGCAATGAAAGAAGTTGTAACTGATGTTGAGGATGCAATGGGTCCTACAAAGATTAGATATAAATTAAAACAAAAAGGTGGTAAGTTTATTGTATCTGTAGATTCAAATGATGAAGAAGATGCACAGAAAGCACTAAAGATGCATCCACTATATGTTGTTGGTAAACTA